TGTAACTAATCGTGGTGGTTGGGCAGTCACTATCAATACAGGTTATGACGGTATCGGTGTGATTGCTAAGGCGGCAGACGATGACGTAGTGTACAGTAGACTACAGGGCCGCATTAAAGGTGCTCAGACAGCTGACAGAGTGGTTTACAAACTAGACCAGCCTTACCAAACTCCTGACGGTACAAACTACCAGTATGTCACAGACGTAGTGGATGCTCGTATTCCTCAGAAGTCTAATGTATTAGGTTACAATGTAGGTGGTTCACGAAACAACGAGACCCTTAACTTCTTTGTCGGCTCTGTGTTTGAGCCTACTCTCGCTGGCGGTAAGAAGGCAGCAAAAGGTTTCCGTACCCTGATAGGTTCTTTTAGTGCTAAGGAAGCTGACAAGGCTGCTAAGGAACTAAATAACATCGTAGATGTCCTATCACCTATCTTTAAAGCTACAGGTGTTAAACACATTAAAGACTTAGGTATCTCAGGTGATGACCTTACTCGCATCAATGCTGTTATCGTAGCAAATAACTCTTGGAATCCTTCCTCAATTAAGAACTTTGAGGACTTGAAGTTGCTGGCTACTAAGCACGATGATTCCTTTACAACTAAGTTCGAGGTTAAACGTAGGGACCAGAAGGTTGATGCTGAGATCGTAGATGGTCAAGGCATGTCTGTAGGTGAGTACCAGTCCATGCGGGTGTCCCGTAAACGTGGTGATGCTCCTCTCTTAGAGTACGGTGGTGCTCGTGTAGGCAATCAAGACCCTATTACTAACATCGTAGAACAGTTTGAATCGTCTGCCTACCGTTACACTCATTATAAAGCAACTCAGGCTGCTGTCAATGGCTGGGTTCTAAAAGCTAAGAGATTAGGTAACGTAGAGTTTGATGGTCCTATACCTTCTAACCCAGAAGACTTCATCCGACTTGCCCGTATCAAGGGCGGGAAGGGGTCTAAGTCAGTAGATGCTGACATGCGTGACCAACAGGACGTAATCAAACGGCGTCTAGGTCTGCACGAAAGGGCTGACAAAGAGAATACACTTTACACTATGATGGCTCAGAGCCTGTATGACGAGGGTGTGTTCGGTTTCGGTAAAGGTTTGAAGACTAAACCTGAGGACTGGCTTGGTGGTGCAGCTGGCCGAGCCAGAGCATTTGCTTTCCACCTCAAGATGGGTTTTTTTAACCCTGACCAGATGGTTCTTAACGCTTCACACGTTGCACAGATTATGGCAATCTCACCTAAGGCTGGTGCAAAAGCTACGGCTGCTACCCCTGTCATTGCTCACTTGATGTTGAAGACACCTAAAGCTGCTGCTAAAGACATTGATGCAATGTACTCCAATGGTTTTGCTGGTATGACCAAGCAAGAACTGCTAGATACTGTACGTTACATGCGTGAGTCAGGCCGTGACATTATCGGTACGTCTGTTTTGGAACGTAGTGGTGCTACATTCAACAGCAACCAAACAAAAGCATCTGAACTTTTAGAGATGGGTCTTACACCATTTAAGATTGGTGAACTTTATGGACGTATTGCAGCCACAGCTACAGCTGTTGTTGAACACGGTGCCAAGAAAGTATCGGATGATGTCTTTAGTGAGACAGGTTTGCAGTATGTAGCAAATCGTGAACAGGTTCTTACATTCCGTATGACATCTGGGCAGAAAGGTGCTTACCAAGAAGGTCCGATCTTGGGTCTAGCTACACAGTGGATGTCGTACACCAACCGTTTCTTGGATAACATCATGCTTGGTCGTGATCTAACCAAAGCAGAACGTGCTCGTATGGTAGCAACCAACACTGTGATGTTTGGAACACGGGGTATGGGTTTCCCTCCACGAGTAACAGCTGCAATGGTAGCTATGGGTATTGATCCAGAGGATCAGAACTCCACAGCTGCCCTGAATGCTGTAAAGTTTGGCCTGTTTGACTGGGTTCTCTCTCAAGGTGTAGGAACAGACGTATCGTTAGGTACACGGATTGCTCCTTTGGGTGGCCTTGTGCAGCAATACACTGAACTATTTGCTGAAGACCCTCTCTGGTCTACATTAGGTGGTCCATCTGTTCAGATTGGTACTGAAGGACTGGCATCTCTAAAGAACACTCTCTCTGCATTGCTTGGTGGACACAACCAAGTAGCAGCTGAAGAGTTTACTGTGATGATGCGTAACGTAAAGTCGGTAGACATCTACTCTAAAGTTGTTGAGTTGATTGAAACTGGCGAGTACCGTAGTAAACGCCGTAGTCTTGCGGGTGAGTTTACAGAGGAAGAGGTTGATCTGGGTTTTGTATCCTCTATCATTGCGGGTGCTACCCCAATGAAAGTCCTCAATCACTACGATGCCAAGGATATTTCCTACAAAGAGGATGCTAAGTTCAAGGATGCTCGTAAACGCATTGATACTTGGGCATCTAAAGGTTTGTCCTTGATTGAGACAGGTGATCCTGCTAAAATAAAAGAAGGTAAGGAGCTTTACAATGATGCTCTTAACCTGATAGAAGACGGTGGCTTCTCAATAGAGAACCAAACTAAGTTATACAGAGCCATTGTACGACTAGACACCATGACCGATCTAATTAAACGTGCTCGTGGTCAGTCGGCAGGTTCACAAATTACAGCACAAGCTGCTCAAGGAGAATAAGATGCCCTTTACACTAGACCAAAACGTATCGGGTGCAGCCGCAGCACCTCAACCAGTTCAACAAATCTCGAACACCTCAATTGCTGCTGGTGTCGTGGGTGGTTTGTTGGATGTAGGTGCCTCTTTTGCTAGAGCACAAACCGCTGCTCCTAAAGCTACACAATCAGATCGAGACTCCGCTGCCTTTATAACAAACCTCAGAAAAGCCCAAGAAGATAAAGCTAAAGGTATGAGTGCTGACGACTTAGCTGAAAAGTATGGTCCTACTTTTGCTACACTTTCTATGAATGACCAAGAGAAAGCTCTTGTAATACAGGCAATCGGCACAGACCCTTTCATCGTTCCTAAACAAGCCCCATCTTTGGTAGATATTAAGATTGACCAATTCACTCAGAACACACCAACCTTTCAAGCAGGGTATGTTCAACAAGAAATAGAAAAGGCAAAAGCAAATGGGGAAAGTATCTCCAATGAAGTAGCTGAGCAACGTGCAATAGAAACTTATTCAGCCTTTCAAGTAGCTGCTAATGCTGGCACACTCCAAGGTAACATAGACTGGAACACTGGTTACGATCAGAACATTAAAACACTGGATAGCTTTACAGCTACAGTAGGTGCAGCCCTACGAGTTGAACAAGCTGGTGGTAACTTCGATCTTAGAAGCCTTCAGCAAATACGAGATGCTTTTGTTTTGCTTAAATCTCAACCAGCCTTCCAGAAACCAGCTGGTCAAGAGGCTCAGGAAAGATGGGAGATCATGAAGGGTCGATTGGATTCAATTGATGCTACCTTTACGGCCTTACAGGATTACGACATGAAGGGGGCAACAGAAGCTGCTACTACTTTCATGGCTCAGATTGCTTTGAAAGACGGAAGTTCTCCTCTAGCTGCACTAGCCTTTAAAGACCCAGCGGTTATGGCTCAAATTGCAGCAAGTGCTACAGCTGACCTAAAGGAAGCTATTGCTTCTGATTACAAACCGGAGACAGTAGACTACAAAGCCTTAAACCCAGACCCAGTTGTTCTTGAGTTGATGGGTGTAGCCCCTAGTGGTGCTGCATTATCTGGTGACGTTACAACACCAACTGTACCCCCACTTGATATTATCTTCCCTCCAGAAGTAGCCGATGCTTTCACAGAAAGAAATCTGGTAAGACGGGCAAAGAGCATGTCATACCACAGTGGGGTCATCTCTTCCATGCCCAAGTCTGGGCTAACAACTCCTGAGGCAGTTAATGCTTATGCCTCTAGTGTCACATCTTTATCGTTTGCCCTCACTCAGAACGAACAACAGTCTACTAGGTACATGGATAGCCTGTTTTCTAATACAAATCTAAACAGCCTTGCCGCCCTTGAAGCTGCTGGTGGCGAGAGTGGACGTATCGCAGCTAACCTGAGAGCACAGATGGGTGCAGCACTGCAACATAACCAAGCCTTAGTGGGCCGTATCGCAGCTGGTAAGACACAGACAATCCCTAACATTGGTATTGATTCTGAGAAGGGTACATTTACTTTACTTGATAGCACTGATCCACAGATGCAAAAGATTGCAGCTGTAGTATCACGTTACTATGGTGGAGATTTTGAGGCTTTATGGAAAGAAGGTGCATCTGCACGGACACTCCTTAAAAATCGTCTAGCTAGTGCTGGTGAGATAGAGTTTGATAGACAATCAATGATTGACTTTGAGGCTGCTACTGAAATCTTAAACAGTTCCTTGTGGAAAGGTATGGCTGCTAAGTATAGCACCGTTGCTGGTATCCCTGCACGATTGAAGTTCTTTAAAGATCAAGCTAAGAAATTAAAGGTAGACATTGGTACTGGTCCATCTGAGGCCGTGACAACAGAGACCCGTGTTGAACAGGGTACCATAGATAATCCTTGGAGTGTAGCAAATGAAGAAGCCTATTCTATGGTTCCTATCGGTGCTCATTATCGTGTTGGTACTGACCCCACGATTAGAATCAAACGAGGCAACTAATATGGCTAACTTTTGGGATAATGACGAGGTAATTCCTGTCCAGTTACCTCAGGCAACAGATGAAGAACCTACTCAAACTAACTTCTGGGACAAAGATGAGGTAGTACCTGCTGTCACACCAGAGGCCCCCGTAACATCACCAAGGCCTAAGGCTAGACCAGCACAAGAGGACAGAGTTCTAGCCGTTAATTTACCAGAAGATGTAGCAGCAGACTCTGATTTCTTAACAAAGGTAGAAACGGTAGCCAATAATGTGGGTGTAACCCAAGAGGATCTCCTTAGGGTTATACAGTTTGAAACAGCAGGTAGCTTTGCTCCTGACCAAATCTCTGGTACATCTAGTGCTGTTGGTTTAATACAGTTTATGCCCACTACTGCTGAAGACCTCGGTACAACCTCTCGTGATCTAGCTCTCTTAAACAGATCAGATCAAATGGACTTCGTTGAGAAGTATCTAACACGATTTAAGGGACGTATGAAGGACTTTGGTGACCTGTACATGGCTGTACATTTCCCTGCTGCTGTAGGAAAAGATGATGACTATGTTGTCTACGCCAAAGACCATAAGTATAAAGGTCGCAGACAGGCTTATGCGGCCAACAAAGGTATGGATGTAAACAAAGACGGTAAGGTGACAAAGGCAGAGGCTATTGCAAGAGCTACTGGAGGTAACTAATGTTCGGACTTCCTTTAGAATTAATCACTATGCTTTTCTCTACTATTCTTGGTGGTGTCATGTCCATATGGGGTCAGAACAACAAGAACAAAGCGGAACAACAAGCAATGCTCATAGGAGCAACCAACACAGCCAGAGAGTATGGGTCAAAAGACAAACACTTCGCATGGACACGAAGGATCATAGCACTCTCAGCTGTAATGGCAATCATCGTACTACCTAAGCTCGTAGCTGTGTGGTATCCAGAAGTACCCGTGTTTGTAGGGTACACAGAAGTACAAGGGGGTTTCTGGAACTTCCTGTTTGGACCTGACAAGCAGATTGTATGGCAGTCAGCACAAGGGTTCGTTATCACACCGCTGGACACACACATTGTGTCAGCTATCGTTGGACTATATTTCGGTGCGGGGTTTGCTAAGTAAAATGAAAGACAAAAGTGTATCAATCTCTTTTCTTGTTGGCATTCTGTTCCAGACGGGTGCCTTGGTGTGGTATGTGTCTAGCCTAGCTAGTGCTATTGACCTGAATGCTCGTGACATTGGACGACATGAGGCTAGGATCAACAGTCTTGCAGCGATCATCCAGTCTCAGGCTGTAACATTAGGCCGAATGGATGAGAACATTAAGTCCATTCGTGAAATGATGGAATCAAATAGGGGTGCTGATTAGTGGACAACATCAAACTTCCTATTGCCCTTGTCTTAGCAATGGCAGCACAGCTTGCTGCTGGTGTGTGGTGGGTGTCACAACAATCATCTACAATAGCTAACCTTGAGGAGACAGTAAGTCAGCTAGGTTCTCGTATGGCTATTGAGGATAATGTAAATCTAAAGCGTGATGTTCTGGATAACTCAACGGAACTTGAGTATATATGGAACGAGTTAGAGGAAATCTGGGACGAACTTGCGAGTATGGCTATGACCATCAACGAGATCAACAAGATCAAACAACGTGTAGCCATTATTGAGAATGACATTAAGTATATTGGGAGAGACCACATGGATATGAAGGGTGGCATGAAGTAATGGCTAAGAAAGACCCAAGACTAGAACGAGCAGGAGTATCAGGTTTCAACAAACCTAAGGCTACACCTAGCCATAAGACTAAATCGCATGTTGTTGTTGCTAAAGAGGGTGACAAGATCAAGACTATCCGCTTTGGGCAGAAGGGTGTCAAGGGTAGTCCTGATGGGACAGCTAGGAACAAAGCCTTCAAGGCTCGTCATGCTAAGAACATTGCCAAGGGTAAGATGTCAGCTGCCTATTGGGCTAACAAGGTGAAGTGGTAATGTGGTTAGCTGTAGTCATGGCTTGTCAGACCTTAGAGGCTTCGTCTTGTATTGTTATGGGTAACGAGAAGAACCTATGGTACACACGTTTAGAGTGTGAGCAGGATGCAGTTAACATGGCTGCTACCCTCATAAGC